CCGGAAACCATCGCCTCCTGTGCCTCAGCCTGCATCGTGTCTTGTACTGCACGAATGAAGGGATGAGCGGGTACGTGGCCTACCTCTCTGCCCCGACCTTTACGGCCACCTTTTACGAGAAGGTGGCCTTCATCGACCCATCCTGCAACGTGGTTGTACTTGCCAAAGTCCAGAACTGCTGCACGGCCCAGACCGTTCTTCGGTTCCAGGACGCGAGCACGGACACTGGACTTCAGCTTGCCGATAGGAAGTGCGGTCGATAACTCCGATGGCTCTTCGGAAGCTACCGGAGTCGCTTCAATCAAGGCTGGCTTGACGACATTGTTTACCTCTCGCAGTCCTGCCCGTTCAATCTGCGGCAGGTCTTTAGTCGTCATGCCTTCCAGTTTCCCGGCAAGCTGATCCAACCACGTCGTATCAATATCCATTTCAGACATTCGCAGCCACCAATCCCTGTTCGATCAGGTAAGGATCAGCCTTACCCGTGTTCTTGTACTTCTTCAGGAGAGCGCCAACACGCGCTCTCTTTGTCTCAAACTCCCCACGAACCTCGAATGGGATTGGAGGACCGTCCGGCTTCTGTATCGGAGCCGCGAAGTTTGGCATGAAGTCTTTCGGCTGGACTGGAGTTTCTGGACGGCAGAGCGAATAGTTGATAACCGCAGCCGTGGTCATTGCCCCGACCATTTCCCGATGCAGCATCTCTTCACGGTGGCGACTCCAAAGAAGATGAAACTGTTTCGGCGTCATCATCCAGAAATCATCATCGGACAGATGGAGATCGTATCTTGCCTGTGACCACGTATCGCAGATGATCTGGCTCAGACTTCGGGAGTCTGAGCCTCCGCTTCCCCCGAGCTTTCATCCTTGTCCGGAAGAGAGCCAAACCACGTAGCCAGCAGTGCGTCCTGAATCGGGCGAAGGTTATGAAACGTCACCCACTCGGATACCTGCTCGACGGTAAGCGTCTGATCGTCGCGCCAGAGTGCTGCATGTAGAAGGTCAGTGGCGATAGAGAGTCGATCAACCTGTCCGAGTAGCTGTCCAACAGACTTCTCGTGCTTGCCTTCCAGGGCTGCGATTGCCTTGTAGCAGAACGCCAAAGGGCGTTCCTTGCCCCCGATGTTGATAGCAACCGAGGGCAAGGTCGGATTAGTGCTTGCATTGAATATCTGAGGCATGAATTACTCCTCGACCGCATCCGTTACGGTGATCGGCCCGGTGATCTGGAGCGAAACATCCATCGCAGTCACAGCCGACTCGTCAGAGCTGGGAACCGGACACTTCTGCACCCACGCCTGAAATGCATTGATGCGACCCGTGGAGTAGCCAGGAGCCGCATGGTAGACGTGCCGAACCTGAAGGGTAATGTCGCTATCGTAAGCCGACACGAGCAGAAGTTGGCCATCGTCGGCAGGATCGAAGACCATGCTGAAATCGAGCGTTCCAGGATCTTTCAGAGCACCGATGGATGTCTGGTATCCCCCGGTAGAGGTCGTGGTGGAAGTATCGATCTTGTTTTTCTGCTGGCCGTTGTACTTGATCTTCTGCGTGTGCATGATCTGCTTGAAGGTCGTGCCGCCGTCGGCAGAGATAAAGATTACGTCGCCTACGCCGGTAACAGCAGGTGCGACACCGTACGTGGGTGTAAGGGTAGGATCAGCCATTGTGTATAGCTCCAAAAAGTGAGTTGTTAAACGCGAAGGCCCGGTTTGAACCGGGCCATGATGAGGATGGGAATGACTTATTCAGTCACGTATATGTAGAAGTCGAGAGAGACTCGATAGATCCGGGCGGCTTGCTCGAAGCCGTCGCTTGCAGTAATTAGCTGGATCGAGTCAATGGACGTGCCTGCATACGAGCTTCGATCTTCGAATGCGGCCATGAGTGCAGCCTGTAGCCGCTTCACTTCCGCGTATGCGCGTGACCAGCAATCAAACTGGAGTCGGACTCGGTTCAGGCCGACGGGTCCGGTTGTCGCGTACTGGCGAGTAGTTGAGATTCGCTGAAAGCTGACTGCCGGAAGTGTGGGATCTTCTGGCAGGATCACCGGGTAGACACGTACATCTGGCAGGGCGGCGGCCAGGATCTGGTGAAGTTGCGATTCAAGCATCAGATCTCCCGGAAGAAATTAAGTCGGCCAAGTTTGACGGTTGGTTCCACGGCTGCACGGTTCCAAGACTTAGGGAAGCTGATCGAATCGTCGTGATACAAGGTCGCACCCTTGGTAATGTCGGTGGTCGGCATCGCCAAAGTCAGAGTGGCAATATCCTTCGCCGCGATCCATGAGGGATCGCTTTCCTCCGGCCACTTAGCGAGCTGCGGATCACCATGAGCTGTGATTGAAGAGAAGGCCCAGGGGCGAACGACCTCGGTATAAGGCGAGTTATCTCTTTTCTCTGCACGATTACGAATCACGCAGGCAACTGCCGTCATACCCTGGTTACCTTCACCTCGCGCTTCACGCCATAGGCAGAGTGCGGTCATAAATTGGTCGGCAAAATTCATGAAGAGGTTCCATTTATCTCTAGGCAGAGGAGCTTTAGTTCTGTTCGTGATTCGTCCGGGTCGGATACGGCTTGTATCTCGAAAATCCTGCCACGATAAACTACTCGCTGCTTGGCCGAGATACCTGTTCTCCAGCGGATTGTGATTACGTGTGATAGCTGAGAGACAAAACCGGATGAGGCATATATCTCTTTGCCAGTGGCCGCTCTTATAGCGGCCCACGTGGTAGCTGCGTCGGTCCAATCCTGTGTCGGCGCTCCGTACTCATCCTGGGATTCAGAGGGAGACTGGATAGTGATTCGTTTATCGAGTGCGCCTGGATTCAACGTGGCCTCCGAAGAGAGCCATATGTCAGGCAAGATGTCACCGCATATGGATACTCGTTGGTTGCGCCGATGCCGGTCTCGAACGGTAATCGCTTCTCATACCACGATGAGATCAGCATCATCATGCCAGCCTTAAGTCGAGCCCCAGGACCAAACCAGAAGGGCGAATCCTTGTCATACCCGCTGGTAAACCGGATGGTGATTGCTGAGGATGGCCAGGGTGTAAACGATGGCCATGAGATGTTCCACGGGGGCGTGATGATCGCAGGCTGTTTTGCGAGGTCGACAACGTAGTCGCTGCCCTCAGCCATCGTCGTCACTTTCCCACTGAGATCCTTGTACTGGACCAGATCGACGGAGACCGTTGGAGCGCGTAATGCAACACGGTACTGCGGCCAGTAGTCGTAGCTCAGGTCATACTGCTTGCGGACGAGATCACGACCCTGAAGGATCTCTGCCTGCTCACGCGCGGCGGAGATGAACACATTGATAAGGTAATCATCGTCATTCACCTCCGGATCGATACGGAGATAGTTCTTGATGTCCGCGAGTTCTAATGGCTCGGTGAAAACCTGCGGTGTCTCACCCTCGGTTAACCGCAGTGTTCCAAACTCGTCGTAGGTCGAGTCGTAACGCGAGATGTACGGATAACCGTAGGGGTAAATCATCCCTGAACCTTGGCCTTAGTGCTACGCTTGCGTGGTGCCGTTGAGATTGCTGGAGTGGTGTCTTGTGTCGAAGGTGGGGTGATGGCCTTTGTCTCAGAGGGCCGTACCACAAGACCACGCTTGAGCAGATCCTTCGCCAACTCTTCAGAGATGTTGTGCTCCCTACCAGGCACAAGCGTCCCGTATGCTCCGCGCAGTTGGCGGAGAGGGATAACAATCATGGGAAAGCGTCCTTAATTGAGGCCGGACGGGAGATGATCCCGTCCGGCTTAGTGGTTAGTTCTCAGGTGCGGTAAAGGTGCCAGTGACGAATGCGCCAGTACGCTTCACTACCAGGGCCATCCGCTTCTCGGCGCGGATTGCCACCAGGTTCTTTGCGAAATAATCCGCATGCTCCGTGGAGATTTCGACCGTCATATCCATCCGGTCCCGAATCTCAGCCGCAGGTGCGACACCGGTGCCGACGAGGAAGTTATCCGCAGTGACCGAAGTCGTCGGTACTACACGGACGCCGAACAGCGACGGAACTACATTGGTCTGGGGATCACCCAGGAGATAGCGACCGTAACCGTCCTTCGTGAGACGGATGTTCCACCAGTCCGCCGTGTTGAGGGCGATGAAGGTGGGATCCAGTTCCTTCGCAGAGGCGATCTGCGAGAGTGCGCGACCGATTGTATCGATCTTTGTGTCGTTGGCTACACGGAGATCGTTGTCAAACGCAGTAGCCTGAGTGATGAGGCCGTGCAGGTTCTCGCCGGTATTGTCACCCGACAGAAGCTGAAGCTCTTCCTCTAGGTTGACGTAGTACGGCAGACTCGACGTGATGTAACCGGCCAGTTCGGAAAAGTCATCGAGAATCTGGCGAGTCGCCGGGATGAACGTCGCAATGGTGCGGACCTTCTCGGAGGCAGCGGTGAACGTGACCGCATTCTCAGTGATTGCGTTTCCTTCGGCGGTCATCGATCCAGCAGACGGCTTGGTGCCAACCTTCACAAAGTCGACCAGCGCAAGCTGCGTCGGACGCGCATAGAGCACATCACGGATGGTCAGGGCCTGGCGAGCTTCCTCGGTGATGCCGGGAATCCGGTCGATCTGGAGGACGCCGGTCGTCTGCGCACCCACGGCAGTGCCGGAGATGGTCGTCTTGGTGGCGAAATCGCGGGCCTTCAGAGTGATCGCGGCGGATCCCTTCCGATTGCGGAGCAGACGAGCGATGTCCTCGTTCTCCTTCAGCTCATCAGCAAGGGACTTGTCGGGAGTTCCGACCGCCTTCTCTGCCAGTTTGAGATCGAGCGCGTCGATCTGCTTTTGAATATTTTCGACGGCGGTCTTCGTCTCGCCGAGCATCGTGCCGAACTGCGTCTTCTCCTCGGCAGCCTTGGAGACATAGCCCTTCAGATCGTTCTGAAGCGCAGAAAGTTCCTGAGTCAGGTCCATGTGGGACACTTCCTTTTCAAAGGTGGAATTTTTGGGATGGTGGATGGTCGCGTTAGTTGAACAGCGAACGCATCGAGGTAAGGATTGCGGCTGCCGAGTGGGTATCCGGCTCGGACTTGTGTTCCATCGCGGCTGCTGATTTGGGAGTGGAGTCATCAACCCCGGCTTCCTCGTCGAGCAGTGCGGTCAAAATGTCAGTGGCGTCGGTGAGGTGCTTATAGGCACCAGTGAGAGTGGTCTTCGTCGTCGCACTCAGCTTGCGACCCTCTTTTGTTTCGCGGGGGGTACGCCAGCCCTTAGTGTCGATGCCATATTCACGGCTCAAATAATCGAGGTACTGAGGCAGGTACTGCATGTATGCCTCGCGGAACTGATCAATGATCGTCTCTGCCAGAGAGATCATTTCGTCGCGGGGAACACCGGACCACGGGATCGGGCCAAGAGCGCAGGATAGCGCCCAGAGCAGTTGATCGCTGGTTGCGCGGAGCTGGATGTCGAGCAGCTCATCTGAGAAGTCGCCCTTTTCCTCTAGCGCTTTCACCGAAGTCACGGTCGCGAGGGTGTTCATGGGGAATGTGACGACCGATCCTTCGTACAGCCGGATTTCCTTCAGGTGGCGAACGCCGCCGACAACCTGGGCCTTGATCGCCTCATATCCGATTGATAGCCCCTTGACGATGCCTGCCTTCAGTAGCGTATAAGCCTTCTGCGCCTCGGGAATATCGAGCAGGAGCTTTCCGGAGCAGTAAAGGCCGTCGGGCCGGTCGGACAGAGTGAGCTCTCCGATGGGACAGTCAGTCTTGTGCTGCCAAAGCATCGGGACGGTGCTGCCGTTCTCCTGGAGCGTCTTCGTGAACGCTCCCTGATCGACGCAATCGCCGCCCTCGTCCACATTGCCGTAGGGAGACAGGAGTCCTTCGAAGGTTCCGTCATCGGACAGAGCCTTTACCTGCATACGCAGATGCTGCTGTTTGTTCTTCATGTAAGTCCTTATTGCTTGTCGCCTACCTTGACGCGAGCCGTCGTCGGTGATCCGTTACCGGATACCGGTGCGAGATTGACCTGCACGTAATGCTCGTCGCCGCCAGTGATCGGATTCAGACCTTCGTGGCCGCGTACCTCGTTGATCGACTCAATGCCGTTTTGGAGCAACGTGGCATAGCCCTGCATTCGCGCCTGGAACTCGGAGCGGAGTAGAGCGGTCAGATCGTGGCGAAAGTAATAGCCTTGCGCCTGCTCATCAGGAGTAAGGACACAGCGCCAAAGCTCTTGCTCCCACCGGGTCAGCCATGTCATGAGTGTGAAGCGAACGAACTGGTCGGCCAGAGACTCGATGTTGGCAAACGTTGCCCGGCTCAGATCACCAACAAGGTGGGGTGATACGCTGAACCAACGGCAGATCTCGGGAATGGTGAACTGTCGAGACTCGATCAGTTGCGCATCAGCAGCGGATAAACCAATCTGCTGGTAGTCAAGACCATCTTCCAGGATCGGTGCCTTATGTGGCTGAGAGTATGTCTTTTCCCAGTCAGCCCGGAAACGGTCGAAGTCCTGCTCGTTAACAAAATGGTTTTCATGCTTCAGCACATACGGGACACGACCGCCATTTGCATAGAAATTGGCGACGTTGCGCTCCTGCGCAATTGCGGTCCCGAACGACTGCCGGGCCATTGCTATGACGGAGTAACCTCGGAGCCCGTCCCACCCAAGTCCGCGAATGTGCAGCAGGTCTTGGGGCTTGCCGCGTTCAACCGTAAAGGTCTTATCTGGCTGATTGGCCTCTTTGAGAACGTAGACCAGGCGTTTCTGGCCGGTCTTTTCCCGATCTGGATAAACGTTCTCAGGAGAAAGCGGATACATCTCAACCGCCGTGCCCGTGCCAGAGCGCCGGATAATGCGGCTATAGCTGTTCCCCTGCAATACGCAGTGCGAGGTCAGCAACTCAGTGAAGTTCTGCGATGTGATCTCCGCGTTCGGCGCGTACTTGAGCGCCGAATAGATCGGATGATCGATCGCGGCTTCTTTTTTGCCGTTTCGCTCCTGCATCATCAGCAACGGCAGGAAACCAACAGATTCCGAGATCACGCGATTACATGCCCAGACGACGGAAAGCCCAAGCGAAGTAGCCGTCGAGACAGGCTCCCCACTCCAGGCGGGGAGTCCACCGGCCAACGCAGCATAGATGCGCGGGTAGCCGTTGCGTCCGTACCATCCAGCCGAAACGGTATCGAAGGAGAAGTCGGCAGCTTTGGTTTCCGGTCGGATGGAGAGCGGCGCGTCGGTGCGGTCTATTAGCTCTTTGATCGCACCTTTAATTCCTTCAAACATCAAACGCTCCTGAGCCCTCTGTAAGTAATGGTCTTTTCTTGAACCGGCATGAGCCGTGCGCGGCTAATCGCGATAAACAGCGCCACTGCCGCATCGATCTTGTTCTCTGGCCGCGACTTCGTCGGCATCGTGTAATTGCCAGCGGCTGTCTCATTTGTCAAAACGTTGCTGAGACAGTAGGCCAGAACCGGATGCCCATCATGATGGACTCGACCATCAGCAACTGCTGATTCGAGCTCTTTCATGGCCGGTGATAGTGCAGCAGGCGACGGCGGTACTTCCACCCTGGTAATTCCAGACGTTTCGCTCACGCGTTGCGCGTATTGGTCCGCGTACCGGGCGTCATAATCAAGCTCCTGGACCTGATACTTGCCGATGTCGGCCAAGGTTTCAGCCTCGATCACGCTGTAGTCGATCGCGGAGCCAGATGTTGCAGTGAGAAACCCTTGCTTTACCCAGCGCTGATAGTGTGTGTTTGCCGGATCATTTACCCGTGCTTCGGGGATGTACGTTCGACAGAAGACGTAGTAGTGCGGTTTACCGTCTATATCTTCGCGGTGAACTCTCACTGTTGCGGAGAGATCAAGCTTCGACGCAAGGTCAGAGCCGAGCCAACACGGTAGATCCTTCACGCGGTCATCGGTCAGGTACGGATCAAAGCATTTCTTCCACGATTCCATATTCATCCAGGCCGACGCAGCGGTCGACCAGATGTTGAGGTGCATGGCCTTTGTATTGTTCTGCTCGCCAGGATTCCGAAGGGCAGATTGAATCGCTAGACGCAGTTTCTCTGCGTCATTGGATATCCCAAGGTTGGGATTGGCCATGCGAAGTGCTTCGTCCGATGACCACTCGACCGAATCATCTGCACAGTAAATGGCGGCGAAGAAACGCTCATCTGGCAAAGACCCATCAAGAGCCTTCTGTGCTTTGATCTGGAGCTGGTAGCAGGGAGATTCACTCGACGCGACACCGGCAGTGCTGATCGTCAGCATCAGCGAGTTTGGAGTTTTGTTGCATCCCGATTTAAACGTTTGATATAAATCCGCAGTCGGGCTCTGGTGAAGTTCGTCTTGTATAGCTAAATAGGGCCTCGAACCATGTCGGCCCTTACCAATTACAGGAACAAACCGAGATCCTTCGCGGGAAAAAATGGACTTCTTTAGCGCCTGGATGCCTAGCCGGGTGAAAGCTGGCTGGGAGTCTACAAAATTACGCGCCGGTGTAAAAACTTCCTGCGCTTGGGCCATCGATAACGCACCACAATAAACTTCTGCGTTGGGTCGACCATCGAGGAAGGCAAACCACAGGCCGAGAGCCGCAGCAAGGGGCGACTTGCCGTTGCCTTTCGGAATCATGATCAGCGCTTCGATGTACTTCCGAGTGCCGACTTCGTCCATCCATCCCATGAGGCTCGATATGAGCCACACCTGGAAATCCTGGAGGACGAAGGGCTGGCCGTTATCGAGCGGCAGCGACTCAACAAACCGACAGACCCGATTAGCTTTGTCTTCGTTGAAGTACCACCGGCTACCAGTAGTCTTCAGATCGTCCAGGTGACGCTGGCAGGCCAGTCGAATCCACTTCGACGCGAGAATCTGACCGGCGACAACACGACGGCAGTAATCAGTTGCTCTCTGCGCGTATGTTCTGTTCGGCCTCGTCGTCATCAAATATCACTTCTGCCCCGTCGACCTCGGCTCCACCGATAGAGGCCATGAATTCGGTGAATGGGTCCGCGCTTTTTGGCGCGGCCTCAACGGAAAGCCGAGCGCGGCTCGATGGCGTCATTCCGAACTCGATGAGAAAGCGGTGCATGATCTGGAGGGCTGTGTTCGCCACGCCAACATGAGGGTTCTGAATTGGGAATCCGGTCTTCGGTGAGCGAATAACAGCACCGAACCGCTGAACGTTTTCCTCCGCGCTGATCCAGCGGGACCAGGCGGCACAGTATGCCGATAAAGCGGCTCTATCGACCGAGGTCAAAAGCCCAAGCTGTGCCAGCTCAACAGAGATCCGCTTCCATTCAGCCTTCGCAGCCTTGTCTAGATGCTTCGGGCAGCCGGGAACTCCACTAGGTTTCGGCTCGTTATTGCGCCGCCGGTTGCGGGTTCCTTCAAGGTCGTGGAGGGCTGAGGGTTTTGGTCGTCTGCCTGCGGGCATAAAACAGCTTTCTGGCCGGTGAGATCTTCCCATCGGCGAACAATTACATCCACGTATCGCGGATCTAGCTCCATCAATCGGGCTTTGCGGCCAATCTTGTTGCAGGCGATCAACGTGCTGCCGGACCCGCCGAAAACGTCGACCACCACACTGCCTGGAGGGCAGGAGTTAACCAACTGACGCTCGATCAACTCAACCGGCTTAGTTGTCGGGTGATCGGCTGACCGCGACGGCTTATCGACGGTGATGACAGAGCCGACCAGGGTCTCAATATTGATTTCGCGGCCGCGGATCACATAGGCGTTATCGACACCTTGAACCTGAATCGAACCGTCTTCGAGCTGAACGATCTCGGGACCGGCAGTCTCTGCGACCGTAGTCTGGCGACGTCCACCATCCCAATAGTGCGCAGCGCCAGGCATCCACCCGTAGAGGATTGGCTCGTGCCTCCACTGATAATCTGAGCGGCCAAGTACCATCACGTTCTTGCGCCAGACCAGGCAAGACGCCAGATGGAAGCCAGCCTCACGGAATGCGGCACGGAACTGCTCACCATAGGTGTCGGCGTGGGCAACGTAGACCGTAGTGCCTTTGCGAACGCACGTAGACAGTGTGGTGAAGACATCGTGCAGAAACTGCGCGAACGAGTCATCGTCCATCGCATCGTTCTGGATCTTCAGCCGGTCCTTCGTTTTACCTTCGTAGGCGACGTTGTACGGTGGGTCCGTCCAAATACAGTCGGCCTTCTCCCCATCCATCAGCCGTTCAAGGTCCGTTACGCAGGTAGAGTTCCCGCAGAGAACCCGATGATCGCCGAGAAGCCAGAGATCGCCGCGCTTAGAGATCGGTTCAGCAGGTAGAGTAGGAACTTCGTCTTCATGCACCGGCTGATCGTTCGTTCTCAGGATGTCAGCCAATTCACCCTCCGTGAAAAATGGAGAGAGGTCGCCTTCGCTGGCGACCATACCGAGTACCTCTGGATTCCAAATCAACCCGATTTCCGAGCTGCGATTATCGGCAATCGCCAACTCTCGCGCCTTCACATCGTCGAGATCCAGATCAGTCCGTTGTACGGCGACGATCTTTGAGCCGTCGGTCGGAACTACAATCACGTCCTCAATACCGGCAACCTGTGCGTTCTGGACGACGTGATTTCCAGCGATAACTCGGCCATTGCGGTCGACCAGGATCGAGCGTCCTGCGCCGTACTTTTCCAGCGAGGTGACGATGGCCTTCTGGCCGCGTTTGGTGCCTTTGTTGGCATTGCGGCTATCGAGTTGGAGTTCGTGAACCTTCAGAAAACTTCCTTAATTGGCCTCGATACCCCCACCCGGCTTTTCAACCAGGCGAAGAATGGACCAGGGCTGGGTCTGCGACGGATCGGATCGGTAGAGATTCGTACCCCCTATCCCTCCAGAGGGATCAGGCAGCAAACAATGGTTGCCATGTAACGTCAGACGTTATATGGTGGTCAGTATGATTCAGTCTTTTGC